CACAAGAAGATGAATTACAGGTTCTGTTCGCATCTCTGTAATTATCTGTTTGTGGATAAAAAGGAACGTCAAGAACGCCAGGAGTCTTTGGTGCTTCTACTTTGGATCTAAAAATTCTCACCCAATTTGCATCATCATCCATTAAGTCTTCTGCTTTTGCCAGAAGATCCTTTTCAAGTTGCTCTACTGCCGCAACGTGCTTTGGATTCTTCTCATCATAAAATCTAAAGAAGTTATGAAGATCGATTAGCATTTTATTCTCCTATGTATTCGAGTGAAAAAATATCATGATTCTCAATATCAGGATTCAACCATTCACTAAACTCAGATTGAATTGAGTGTGCTGCTTCAATATCATATTCGGACAATTCATGAATTCGATCAATTGCCCAGTCATGCGAGTGACGAAGAGTTCTTTCAAGCGTGGTCATAGTATTTAGAAAATCATTGATTTCTTCAAGTCTAACATTTTTACCCTTCGATGACAAATCTAAATAGGTAAATAAAGAATGCTTATGAATTGGCAATATAATGGAGAGGTCTTTACCGATGTTCCCAAAGGAATGGAGGGATTTGTTTACATAATTACGAATCTTACGAATAATAAAAAATATATTGGTAAAAAACATTTCTGGACAAGGCAAAAGGATAGAAAAACTGGAAGAAGAAAAACACTAGAAAGTGATTGGAAAAATTACTTTGGTTCTTGCGATGAACTGAATGAAGATGTAAAAAAATTAGGTAAAGAACATTTTCTTCGTGAAATTCTCTACCTATGCCCTCATAAAAAATCAATGAGTTACTATGAAACTTATGAACAGTTCAACCGCAATGTATTAATGAGTGAAGAGTATTATAATACAAATATTGGCGGAACTTTTTATATGAGTGAATCTGAAAGAATTTATGGTGCTGCCCTTAAGAGCTCTAAGTATTATTAAATATAAGTTATCTTCAACGGAGACAAACCTAGTCTAGCAATAAAAAAGGGGACTTGTCAAGCCCCCTGAAGTTATGTTAGAATAAAATCAATTCTTTACGTAATACTCTACGATATCATCCCAAGAATATTCCGAAAAATCATATCCTTTATCTAGAAGACCATTCACCCACTCTTGAATTTCCTCAGCAAGAAGATAATCTTCATACTCTTCAATAATTGTTCCAACTGCATTTTCATCCATTTCTAACATAATGTAATTTGCCTCATCTACGGTGTCTGCATGACCCTCAGACAGCAGGTAATTCAAAATAACATCATAGGGTTCATATGACTCTTTAGCAGTCATAGAAGTATTCTTTTGAGATTGTAGTTTTTGCTTTTGCTTTTCCTGTTCTGCTTTTATAGCAGCATCTACACTTTTTGTATCAATCTTACCGGGACCTTCTGGACCACCCATTAAAGCACCTTGACGTTGTTTGGATCTATTCGCCATTTGACGAAGTTCTTCAGCACTTTTTTCCATTTCACTTTGCCCAGTTCCCTTTTGGGTTCCATCTGGATTTAACTTAGCAGCAAGTTTTGGATTTGCTTTTGCCCAAGTTGCCATATCCTTTGCTTTATTACCAGTCTGCTTCGAAGTAACGGGTGCTACTGGTTTTGATCTTGTCGCCCCGCCACCAGAAGATGCAGATCCTCCCCCAGAACTAGATGATGCAGGTGGTAATTTAGGTGCTGCAGGTGCAGGAGTTTTTGTTGATGGTTTTGGAGATTCTGCAGATTTTTCTCCAGATCCAGCACCTGCCATTTTTGCCCCAACATAACCACCAGCAGCACCTAATCCAAAGATTCCAGCACCTTTAGCGATTCCTGGCAGTGCTTTTTTTGCCCCTTGAGCAATGTCTTTTGCTTTTTGAACCCCCTTTGATAGTGCTGGTCTTACCATAGCACTTGCTTTTGCTCCTTGCTGAGCAACTCTAGATGCTGCTTTTCCAGCTCCCTGCAACCCAGAACCAAGTCTAGTTAAAGGAGCAAGACCTTTTGCTCCTTTAGCATATTTTGCTGCTTTAAGACCTGCCCCAGCAATTCTAAGTGCAGCACCAATAATTTCATTTAATTGTTGAAATTGCTCCTCAATATATTCATCAGAAACATTACTTTCCAAAAGAACATTTTCATCAAAACTTAGATACTTTTCAATAATGGTTTCTTCTGAAGAATCTGATAAGAAACCTATAATTGCTTCAGCACTATATCCTTCATAAACCATTGAAGTTGAGATAGTAGCAAGAATATCTTCTACTATTTCTGCTGCTTCCGCATCATAATACTCAGATTCTTCATTCAGAAAGTCATTCTGTTGAATGTTGATTTCCTCATACAAGTATCCAACACTGTTGATGAAATCTTGCGAAATTCTAGACATGGTTATGAATTTAATACCTTTATATAATGGTATTTATAAAAATCACCCACCAGGCTTCATTTTAACACCAAGTGCTTTATTGCGAGCAGCATCAGATTGTCTGGCAGTGGAAAGTTTTTTAGCAGCGGCAGCAGCATCCGATTTCTTATATGCACCTGCAAATAAAGATCTTCCAATTCTTTCCAGTGGATTTGAAGAAGTTTTTGCAAGTGACTGAGCACTTGGTCCTGCTTTATAAACTGCTTTACCACCTTTATATGCAAGGTATCCTGCTGTTGATTGTCCACCTCTTTGAACAACACCAGTTTTAGCAAGTCCAACTGTTTTTCTTTGTGATCCAGAACCAGTGGTCATTGTATTCTTTTTGGTATCAAATGTTGTTTTTCCACCAATACCTTTGATAGCAGTTCCTGCCTGGCGTTGACGATTTGCAGTTGCCATTGCTGATTTTTCTTTTCCAGTTGCTCCAGCAACTGTTTCAGATGCTTTTCCAGCAAGATTAGAACCTGCCACATATCCACCAATACCACCAAGTGCTGCACCTACTCCAGTTCCTATTGGACCAGCAAGTGATCCCAAAGCAGCACCACCAGCCGCACCTGCTTTAGCACCAGCCCATCCACCTGCTGCTTTTGTTGCACCCATTGCAATTGCAGAACCAGTTTTGCGACCTCTAGATTTTTGATCTAAAGTTTCTAAACCTGCTTCAAGTCCATAAGCAGCACGACCTAAATTCCTACCTAAACCGGAAGGAAATTTACCTGTAGTAGAACTTGGTTTTACGGCACTTAAAGATTTTGGATTAACAGTTTTTCCTAAAGTAGGTGCTTTTGGAGCACTTGCTTTTCCAGCAGAAGGAAGTGCTTTTGGTTTTGCTGTAATATCTTTTACATTTACTGCTTGAATTGGTGGAGTTGTTGCTGGTTTGCTAGAAGATGTTGTTGCTAATGTTCCACCTTTTTGTCCGGGAGGTAATGCTTTTGTGGTTGGAGGATTTGAAGTTTGTCTAATTACTTGTTGTCCCGGAGAAACTTTTGGTGCTTCTGGAGCAGCTGCAGGAAGGCGTTTTGTTGCTTTTACTGGTTCAGTCCCAACAAAAGGAGTTCTTCCACCTGTAAAATTTTGTGCTTGACCACTTTTTGTAAGTAGTGATCCTTGTCTTGCTTCTCCAGCACTTCTAACTTGTGATCCAGAAACTTTAGTTGTTTTTGGTTCCGGAATACTCAATTGTCCTGAAGAAACTTTTGGTGCTTCCGGAGAACCGGCAGGAAGTCTTTTAGATGCTGGAAGTGGTGTGGGATCAGTTGCGGTGAATGGAGTTCTTCCGCCTTTAAAATTTTGTGGTTTTCCACTACGAGTAAATAATGATCCTTGCCTTGCTTCTTCTTCATTCAAATATGACTCTTCCAAAAACTGACTAAAGGACTTCATGTTTCTTTCTTACTTTTTTAGTTATTTATAAAAAAAGAGGGTTGGTTAGACCCTCTTATGATAATAATTTAAAAATAATTTAATTTTTTTTCTTCTTTACTCCTCTTTTTTTGGCATGTGCCATTTGTCTCATTAATTGAGCATTTACTCCTGTAGGATTTCCACTTGGTAGAGTTGGATTTTCTTCTCTATATCTATCGTTTCTTTCCCTTCTTCTTTCATCAGAACCCATTGTTTCACTAGCAACTTTTCCCTCAAGAATTTCTTGTCTCCATTCTTCACTCATATTTACCATAATAACTGCTGCTGCCTCTTCAGATTCAGCATATCCTTCATCAATTAGATAACCCATAACAATATCAAAAGGATCAAAAGATTGAACTAAAGGAGTTGCAGGAGTTCCTCCTTGTGCAATTTGACGTTGCTGAGATGCTTGTCTCATTTTACGAAGTTCTGCAGTTTGCTGAGCAAGAGAAGGTCTGGGAGCAGCAGGAGCGGATGGTGCAGTCGCTGCAGGTGTTGGTCTGGGAGCAGCAGGAGCAGTTGCTGCAGGTCTTGCTGGAGCAGTTGCTACGGGTCTTGTAGAAGCAGGAGCAGATGCAACGGGACGAGCAGGAGCAGGTCTTGTAGGTGCTATCGGAGTATTTCCACCAGTTGTAGGGCCACCAGCAGTTCCTTGTCTTGGAGTTCCTACTTGAGATGCTCTTGCTCTTGCTGCTTGTTGAAGTTCTGCTCCTCTATATCCAACACCTAATCCACCCATACCACCAATTTGTGGTCTAGATACTGCAGTTCCTCTCCCAGTTTGCTGAGAAGTTCCAGCATTCATTGGACGAGCAAATCTTGATCGATAAGGTGTATTAGATATTGGAGCAGTCATTTGACCAGTAGTCATTCCACGACCCTGCTCTTGAATATATTCTTCATACATCTCTTCCCAAGTATACTCACTGAGGTCATGACCTTCTTCTACAAGTGAATTTACCCAGTTCTCAAAGTCTTCTTGAATTTGTTCCTCAGTGAGTTCAACCTCTTCTTGAGGAGCATAAACAGCATTATATGCCTCTATCAAATTTGCAGCATCAAATCCAGTAATTCTAGACATTTTTACTTTCTTAATTTCTTATAATTTTATTTATAAAAAAAGAGTCCCGAAGGACTCTAATAGACATCATTACCATTCGTTTCTTTCCAAATATAAGAATAATCAAAATCTCCAAATAAAAATCTATCTGCTTCTGCTGCCTCTCTATAGGCAGTTTTCATTTCTTCAAGATTCCATTCTATTTCATGATGACTAGAAATCATAGTTTAAAGTTTGCAAAAGTATCATTTTTCATATCTTGCTTAATGCCACCAATCAAATACTGCTCAATCTCTACTTCTTGTGGGGCATTTTGCAGTCCTTTAGAATTCAACCAATGGTCGGTCCAAGGAAGAGGGTTATTCTTTGCAGAAACATCATAAAGTGGTTTTAGACCAATCGCTTTCATTCTTCGATTTGCAACCCATTCAACATATTGCTGAAGAAGTTTATCATTGAGTCCAATCATGGATCCATTCTTAAACAGATACTCTGCCCAAAGTTTTTCTTGATTGACTGCCTTCTCAAAGGTCTTATAAACCCATTGTTCTTCTTCTTGTGAGATCTTCTTCATATCAGGGTCATCACCCTCTTTCCACTTGTTTAGAATGTTTTGGGTGATGACCAAATGCTGACTTTCATCACGAGCAATCAATGAGATGATCTTTGCACTTCCTTCCATAAGCTTGAGTTCGCCAAATGCAAAACTGCAAGCGAAACTGACGTAAAAGCGAATACCTTCAAGAATATTAACGTTTGCAACTGCTCTGAAC